TTAGTAATTGAAAACAATAATATAGGATGGGCAACATTAGACGCAGTTCAGGAAAGAGGATATAGAAATTTATATTATTCTCCTAAATCTGAAGCAACAACTGCTGAATCTTATTTAGAAAGATTAGATGACCCATCAAAACTAGTGCCTGGTTTTACAATGAATTTAAGAACCAGACCATTAGTTATTAATAAGTTTAGAGAGTACATAGGTGATAAAAGCGTTATTGTACAATCTAAACGTTTAATTGAAGAAATGAAAGTGTTTGTGTGGAAAAATGGTAAAGCAGAAGCACAATCCGGTTATAATGACGACTTAGTTATGAGTTTTGGAACAGCAATGTATATAAGAGACACAGCTCTTAAGTATAAATCACAAGGTGTTGATTTAGCTAGAGCAATGTTGTCAAATATATCAAATACAAGACCTAATTCTCAAGGAGCTTATACCCCAAACGCGTACAATAATCCATATCAAATTAATTACGGTCACGGAACTGAGGACATTAGTTGGTTACTGTAATATTTATTGGTATAATTTAATATAAAATGGCAAATACTAGTGTATTTTCACGTCTACAGCGATTATTCTCAACAGATGTAATAATCAGAAATGCTGGAGGAAATGAGTTAAAAGTAATGGATGTTAATAGCATCCAGATGACTGGAGAATATCAAACAAACTCACTTATAGATAGATATAATCGAATCTACTCAAGTAATAGTACATCTCTTTTTGGAGCTCAATTAAATATCAATTGGAAATATTTACGTACTCAAATCTACTCAGATTATGATGCAATGGATACTGACGCCATTATTTCTTCAGCTTTAGATATTATAGCGGATGAATGTACTCTTAAGAATGATATGGGTGAAGTACTTCAAATTAGAAGTAGTGATGAAGATACACAAAAGATATTATATAACTTATTCTATGATGTATTAAACATTGAGTTTAATTTATGGTCTTGGATTCGCCAAATGTGTAAGTATGGTGATTTTTTCTTAAAATTAGAAATTGCTGAAAAATTTGGTGTATATAATGTTATACCATATACTGCTTATCATATTGAAAGGCAAGAAAATTATGACCATAAAAAACCAGCAGAAATAAGATTTGCTTTTTCACCAGATGGATACGCAGGTGGATCAGGTTATTATGGAATTGGAGGTCAAAGTACTCAATCATCTAGAAAAGATGATAGTAAAATATTTTTTGATAATTATGAAATGGCTCATTTTAGATTAATTACTGATGTGAACTATTTACCTTATGGTAGATCATATTTAGAGCCTGCTCGTAAATTGTATAAACAATATATCTTAATGGAAGATGCTATGCTGATCCATCGTATTGTTCGCGCCCCAGAAAAACGTATTTTCTATATTAATGTTGGTTCTATTCCACCAAATGAAGTAGAAAACTTCATGCAGAAGACTATCAATACAATGAAAAAAACTCCATTTATTGATCCTCAAACAGGTGAATATAACATGAAGTATAACCAACAAAATCTATTAGAAGATTTTTACATCCCAGTAAGAGGTAATGATAGTGCTACTAAAATTGAACCTACTAAAGGAATGGATTATACAGCTATTGAAGATGTAAATTATTTAAGAGATAAATTATTCGCTGCTTTAAAAGTACCTAAAGCATTCATGGGCTATGAAAAAGATTTAACAGGTAAAGCAACATTAGCAGCTGAAGACATTCGTTTTGCTCGCACAATTGACCGTATTCAAAGAATCATACTATCAGAATTATACAAGATTGCTTTAGTTCACTTATATACCCAAGGATATAGAAACGAAGCATTAACTAATTTTGAATTATCATTAACTACTCCTTCTATCATATATGATCAAGAAAGAATTGCGTTGATGAAAGAAAAAGTAGATTTAGCTCGTAATATTATTGAGACTAAAATATTACCTACTGATTGGATATATGATAATATTTTCCATTTAAGTGAAGATCAATATGATGAGTATAGAGATTTGATAGCTGAAGATCAAAAGCGTATCTTTAGAATGAAACAGATTGAAAATGAAGGTAATGATCCATTAGAAACAGGTAAGTCTTATGGCACACCACATGATCTAGCTTCATTATATGGTGCTAGCAGAATGGGTAGTTTACCTGATGGATATGATGAAGATCTTAAATTAGGTCGCCCTGAAGAAAAAGCATCAAATATTGGAACTCAAAAGAATGCGTTTGGTACTGATAGATTAGGTAACAAAGGTATGAAAAATGGAGATGATACTGGTGAAGATAAATCATTAAAGAATAATTTTAAAGGTGGATCACCATTAGCTCTTGAAAGTATGCTTAAAAATAAACCATTATTTGAAGGTTTAGATAAAAAGATATCAATAAAAAAAGATGATTCCTCGTTATTAGATGAGTCTCAAATACGAGAATAAAAACTCTCCATATATTTATAAATAAAAATATACCAAAGTGAATATTAAACACTCGAAGTACAAAAATCCGGGAATACTCTTTGAACTACTTGTTAGACAAATAACAGCTGACACATTATCAGGTAAAGACTCCCCAGCTTCTACTATTTTAAAGAAATATTTTACTAAAACTGAATTGGGTAAAGAATATAGACTTTATGAGAGCTTCTTTAAACATGTTGGGAACATAAGTGAAGCTAAAGCAGATATGGTGGTATCAACATTAGTTGAAAGTTCAAAACACTTAAACAGATCAGCTCTTAAAAGACAAAAATACAACTTAATTAAAGAAATTAAGGCTAATTATAATTTAGAGGAATTTTTTAAAACTAAATTACCTAACTATAAAGCACAAGCAGCTTTATTTACATTATTAGAGGTATATAACAGTGAAAACTTATCTAATCCTGATCAAATTATAGAAAATAAAACTGTTCTTTTAGAGTATTTAACTAAAACTACTATTAATAAGAAAGAAGTTAAAAATACTATACTAGAAGAGTTTAAAAACCAAGATAAAGATATTCGTGTTCTAACATATAGAGTATTACTTGAAAAATTCAATGACAAATACTCAGATTTAAATGATAATCAAAAATCAGTATTAAAAGAATTCATTAATAGTATTGATAGTACTCCTAAATTAAAAGAATTTTATAATACTAAAGTAAATGAAATTAAAGAAGCTTTAGTTACATTAAATAAAAAAGTAACTGATAAAGCTATTCAAATTAAGATTCAAGAAGTTATGAATATCTTACCTTCATTAGGTAAAACAGATAAAGTTAATGACGATCACTTAGTAAATCTTCTTCAATATTATCAATTATTAGAAGAACTTGAATCAGCAAAATGAGTTTAAGAGATAAAATAAAAGAAATAATTAAAAAGCACTTAGATGAAACAAGTGCTACTGGAACTGGTTCTGGGTTCACAGCTGGTTCTGGTGCTAATTATGCTACTCCATTTGCTTTTAATCCTAAAAAAGGTGCTAAAGGTGCTGAACATATCTACTATTATAAACTTGGTTATAAACCAGTTAATAAAAAAGCACTTAATAAAGCAGCTAAAGGCATTGAAGTAAAACAATTGTGGGAAGAAGAAGATCCCCATTTTGATATTGAATCATATTTATCATCATTACAAGCTGATGATGAAACTAAAAAATACATAGCTGGTAAATTAGGTGATTTTAATATACTAGCTAGTAAGTTAAAAGAACTCATTACCTTAATAGGAAAAGCTAAAAATGAATCAATAAACTCATATAGAGATAACCCTCAAATGAGATCAATTTATGGAACAGATTTAGCTAGCTCTATGTTAGATGATATAATTGAATTATTTAAAGATTAAAAATGAAAACACTACAAGAACAATACAACCTTATTAAAGAAGGTAAAGGAGATAAAGCACATTTTTTAAAAACAGCTTTACGTCAATTCCCAAATATGTTATCACCTATTAATACTTTTGAGGACACAGTTACTATCCTTAAAAACAGAAGTATTATTAGTGAAAATACTTGGGGTGTAGTTACTACAGGTAAAAAACAAGATTGGCATGCTATCTTTAATGAAAATATGAGTTCTATGGATTATGGTTCATGGAAAAAAGAACTAATGGATATTATTAAAAAAGATGCTAATCTTGATGATAATGAAATTTCTATAGATGAAGAAGAAATAAAAAGATACTATAAAGAAGGTAAATCACCTAATGAAGTATATAATAATATCTGGCTTAAAGATGCTGGAAATTTTCGTTCTTTAAATGAATCTAAAGAAGTTAAAGCTGAAGAAAAAGAAACTACCAAAGAAGTTACAGACATGGCTACTCGTGGATATGATTATAAAGACGAGAAGAATTATGATAATGTATTTGGTCAAGAATTTTTACAAGGATACTACACTGAGATGAAAGATCCTAAAAATGCTGATAAACATGTTGATGAATTAAGAGCTATTGTTGCTAAAAACTTAGCTAAAGACATTAACCACTATGTTAAAGATGGTCAATTTGGAACTAAAGGAGTAGGATACACAACTGAAGCACCTGGTTTAGGTAAACCAAAAGAACCTAAAGGTAAACACAAATCATCAGGATATGGTGATTTAAAAGAATCAGTATTACGCGCTCAAATCCATCAGTTAATTAAAGAAATACTAGTTGAAAATACTGAGTTCAAAAAAAACGAAAAGGTTGAATTTAATGATGATGTTTGGACTGTGGTTAGTACTAGTGTAGATGATGATGGAGATAAATTTGTTGATATTAAATTAGGTAGTAAAATACATAAAAATACCCCAATTAGTGCTATTAAAAAGATAGACCAATCGCTTTTAGATTTAGATAAAGAATTTAAGAAAAAATTAAAAACTGGTGATTTAGACTAATATGAAACAAGTATTAATTGAAACCCAATATTTCACAGCTAAACCTTCTAAATTAATTGAAGGTAAATCTTCAACAGGTAATCCATTAGTTGAAGGTATTTTAGCTACTTGTGAGGTTAAGAATGGTAATGGACGTTACTATTCAAGAGATTTGTGGGAACGTGAGATAAAGAAATATATGGATAATGTTAATGCTAATAGAGCATTAGGTGAATTAGATCATCCTGACTCATCTATTATTAACTTAAAAAACGTTTCACATAATATTAAAAAGATTTGGTGGGATGGAGACCATGTAATGGGAGCAATTGAAATATTACCCACCCCATCAGGTAATATATTATCAGCTTTATTTGCCAATAATATACCAGTAGGTGTATCATCACGTGGTATGGGTTCATTAAAACAAATGGGTGATTTAATGGAAGTACAAGACGACTTTGAATTATTATGCTGGGATTTTGTCTCAACACCTTCAAATCCAGGTTCATATATGAAAGAAAGAGGTATGATGAATGAATCTTTAACACCTCAACAAATTAATAAGTATACTAAAGTAAATTCTGTTATTACAGATATATTATGTGCTAATGGAACTTGTCCAATATTTTAACCTCTTCTAGAATAGTATTTTAGGATTGATGCCTCTCGAAAGAGAGGCATTTCTTTTTATAAAAATGTGACTTTACATAGATCCATATATATGTATGCTCAAATATGCTACCCCAATCTACTATGTAGCATGAATTAATAAAAAATCTATTACGTTTCTTAATAAACGTATTTCCAAAACAATTATTTGAGGACAAAAAAATGAACAGAGAAATGCTCAAAGAAGCAATCGCTGAAGCTAAAACCATCAAGGAAACTGCTATCGCGAACGCTAAAGCCGCTCTTGAAGAAGCTTTCACTCCACAATTAACAGCTATGTTTGCTGAAAAATTGAACGAAATGGATGAAATGGAAGAAGAGATGGAAACTGAAAACTACAGCATGGAAGAAGA